GTTTTTCTAATGGAGACATCTATGAAGGTGACTGGATTGGTTACAAAAGAAATGGTTCTGGTAGATTAATATTTGCAAATGGAAATAAATATGAAGGTGAATGGGTCGACGACGTCATAGAAGGAAAAGGAATTATGTACTACTTCAACCAAGATGTATACGACGGAAATTGGGTTCATGGACAAAAACACGGCTTTGGTAGGTATCATTGGCCAAATGGAACAATTTATGAAGGTCAATGGGTTGAAGATGTTATGGAAGGTTTAGGAATGATGATTTTACCAGACAAATCTATTTATGAAGGTAACTGGTCAAACGACCTTAGAGAAGGTAAGGGGAAAATGACTTGGTTTGATGGTAGTTTTTACGAAGGAGATTTCGTAAACGACTCATTTGAAGGTAAAGGAAGATTAAGTTATTCAGATGGCTCTTTTTACGAAGGTTTTTTAATTAACAACGCCTTAGATGGTAAGGGTAAAATGATTTATTCAGATGGATCTATTTACGAAGGAGAATGGTCAGATGGACAAAGAAGTGGAAAAGGACAAATGAGATGGATAGATGGAAGTTTTTATGAAGGTGATTGGTTTGAAAATGAAAGAGAAGGTAAAGGAAAAATTTATTATACTAACGGAGACGTTTACAATGGCGATTGGATAAGAGACATTTATGAAGGTGATTGGGTCAAAGTTTTGCAACAATGTAATTAATTTTTAAATACAAAGTATATATTTATTTTTATTTGTAAAAAAACAAATAAAAATTATAAAAGTTTATAATATTTACCTTTTACTACTGTCTGAGTTCGAATATAATTTCCAAATGTTGAAAATGGTATCTTCAAAAGTTGCGATGCACAATAAATAGAATCATATTCCTTAACTAATTTATTTGTCTCTATATCAAATTCACCTAATTTCTTATTTTGACGTTTTTTTTCAATAAGACCGAAATTATTTTCTTTCATTCCTATTCCTAGAACACCCCATAAATTTTTTGTTTTGCTATTTACTGAATGATTAATTCTACCTTTAGCTAGTAATAATTCTAATATTTCTTTGATTCGTGTTTTATCAGGTCTTTTTATTTCAAATAATGGGTCTGATTCTTTTTTCCACTCAGTAAAAAAATGAAAGAAATCGTTGTAACTTATTCTGTATAAATGGTTAATTTCGCACTTAGTTTCAATAAATTCTTCAAAATCGAAATTCTTATTTGTTTTCTTGTATATAAGTGGTTTTAATTTTATTCCTAAGAAAACATGTCTTCGTTGATTATCTAAAAATAATCTGGTATCTTTAAAATTTTCATTCATATGTGCATCAAATTGTTTTTGTACTGAATCCATTTCACATTTACTCCAAATTCTATACGCGCATCTTAAGTCAGATTGAATTTCATATAAATTTTCATCTAAATCACACCAATCCTTTATAAATTGTTCAAAATCAACTGGATTATTTTTTGTAATTCCGATCATCGTTAGATCTACGTCATATTTAGATTTTTCTTTTTTATGTATTTTACCTTCATCTTCTATTACAGAATCAGTTTCTTCGTCTTCTATTAATGTATTATTATCTTTAGTTTCTTCTACACCTTCATCTTCTATTAAGTCATCATTATCTTTAGTTTCTTCTACACCTTCATCTTCTATTAAGGTATTATTATCTTTAGTTTCTTCTACACCTTCATCTTCATCTTCTATTAAGTCATCATTATCTTTAGTTTCTTCTACATCTTCAGAATTTTCAAGTTCAAATGATTCATCATATTTTTTTCTTCGGGTATTTAAATATTCAACACAATCATCCATTTCTTTTTTTATAGTTTCTAAATCTAAACCAAAAACCCATTCTCTATCATTATCAATATGATTTTTTACTGTATAAGCACTTAAAATTTGTAAGACCATATTTTCGACAATTGTTTCTTCAGTTTTATTTCGAACTTTACATAAATATTCTACTTTATAATCTACCGGTGATCCAGTTACATAACTATCCATTCTATTATTAATAGATGAAGATTTTCCTACTTTAAAGTAACCCTTAAAAAACGGATTACTAATTATATAGATAGAGTGAGTTAATTCATACTTTACTTTTTTCTTTTTTTCAAGTTTTTTCTTCATTTTATCCATTTCGCTTAAATGATACTTAGTTTGATAATCTAATTGTTTCATCAATTGATTGGTTTGTTCATTAACTGTTTCATTCAATAATTTTTCTAATTTTATGTAATAGTCGTGAACTTCATCCGACTTTTTTGTACATGCTTTCAAACAAAACTTTTTAAAGGTGTTTATATTCAACATAATTATTTCTTTGTTTTGACCTCCGTTTACAAAATCTAAAACCGCTCCGCCAATTGATGGAGCGGTTTTTTCAACCTTATAATCAGCATCAATTTTAAAAAACTTTTCTAATAATTTTTTTGCACTATCCTTTCTAGTAAATCCGACCCATTTCCACACGCTATCAAAATCAATAATAAAATCTTTATCTGAATCATGTTTAAGAAAACAATAGAAATTAGCAACATACATTTGTTGTTGTGAAGTTGTAAATGTTTCTTTGATTTTATTTAATAATTTATTTGCATATTTTTCAGATAAAATAGTAGCTGAATTTGAGTTGTTGATAAGTTGAACAATGTCTAAAGTTTCCATTTTTTATAATAGATGACATGTCTTTAAGCTGTAATTAAAATATACATGTTCAATAACCACACGAAATGTGTAAAAACTATTCTGGAGAAAATATATGTACAATCGGTAACAAGTATTACGGCGATTGGCGGAGCGGATACTAATATTTTAGAATAATAAATATCAAGTTAAACATATAATTTTTTTATTCAAAGAACTTAAAAAAATGTCTAAAAACACCGAAAATGAAATTGATATTTTGGATATAAATAACAGAATATTAAACAATTTCGAAACAAGAAAGCAAACTTTAGAAAAATTAAAGGAACGTCTACATGACATGAATAAAAGTTTAGAAATTGAAAATATCAGACACGGTGTTAAGGATACACTACAAAATAACATTGTAGACATAACCGAATACATTAAAGACATTGAAGAAAATATATCATTAAATTTTTACATGTTAGAAAGCGTTGACTTAATAGAAAAATATAAAGATATTTTAAATTCACCTTTAAAAATGAGTTTTGTTGGAAAAGTTTCAAAAAACAACAAAGAAAAAAATAACATAATTAATCAGTACTTGGAGGTTGCATCAAAATATATTGATCTAAATATAAATATTGAGAAAAAGGAAAAAATTATATGTAAAAACTGTTCATGTAAAGAGTTTGACATTGACGAACATACCAATATTTACATATGTTTGGATTGTTCAGCACAACAATTAATTTTAAAGAACGTGTCTTCGTACCGAGATATCAATCGTATAAATATAACCACGAAGTACAGCTACGATAGAAAAATCCACTTCAGAGATACGATTAAGCAATACCAAGGTAAGCAATTGGCCACGATTTCACCCGAAGTTTATAAACAGTTGGAGAATCAATTTGAACTGCATCATTTATTAGAAGGTGATAAAAATACTCCAAAGGAAATAAGATTTGGGGGTATTACTAAGGAACACATTAATATTTTTCTTAAAGAATTAGAATTTACGAAACATTACGAAAACACGAATTTAATTCATTATAACATGACCGGTAAGAAGCCTGATAATATAGGATATCTTGAGGATAAATTACTCAACGATTTCGATTGTCTCACTGAAGCTTACGACAAAAAATTTAAATATATTGATAGGAAAAACTTTATAAATACCCAATACATCCTGTATCAATTACTTATCAAGCACAAACACACGTGTAAAAAAGAAGATTTTACAATACTCAAAACTATAGACAGAAAGCACTTTCACGATGAAGTATGCAAAGTTTTATTCCAAGAATGTGGTTGGACTTTTGTTTCTTTTTGGTAAGGTGAAATACGTATCATTTTATTGATTTTATACTTGGTAAAGTATATAATCTATTAGTATTTCAAAATATTCAACGGTCTAAAAAATTGATTTGATATATATTTATTTTTAGAATATATACCCATTTAAAGAAATAGACCGTATAATAAAAAAATGTTAAACGAATCAAAAAACGAAGAATATATTGATTTAAAAATTATAGTAGAAGAATCCTCAGACAAAGAAGAAATCAATAATAAGGAAACTAATGAATTAACAATATACAGAAATAATTCTGAAAAAAAAGATTATTTTATAGGACATGAAATTGCTACTTTATTAGGGTATAAAAATACGAAACAATCTATTCAACTTAACGTGAAAGACGAAAATAAAATATCTTTTAAAGATTATACTGGTGTAAAAGAACCTAAAATAAATTCGACAGTTATATTAATAACTAGAAACGGTATAAATGACTTGTTAAATAAACAAAAAGCTTTAGAACCCGATGTTATTAATATTCTTTCAAAGATATGTATAGATGTTTCGAAGTTTGAGAATAATGAAGACGAAGAAGATGAAGATGAAGAAAAAAAAATATTTACATATTCATATTTTAGTAATGGATTATTTTTTGAATATTTTGTTGGTTTTCAAATTACTACTTTGTTAGGATACAAGAATGCTGTTCAAACTTTAATAAATGTTTCAAAACAAAATAAACTTGAATTTAGAGATTATCCTGGTGTAAAAAAACCTATTTTAGATCCTAAAACTATTTTAATCACACAAGATGGTGCAATAGAACTTCTAATAAAAACAAGAAAAAGAATATCTCCAGATGTTCTTCATATGCTTAAAGAATTTGGGATTTCAACTACAAATCGAAAATGTTTAACTAAAGAACAACAAACATTATCCGCAATAGCTAATGCATTCAAGACTGAGAAAATAGAAGATCAATTTAAAATAGGATCCTATTATTTAGATATGTATTTTCCCGAATATAAAATTGTTATAGAATGCGACGAGAATGGACATGCAGATAGGAAACCTTATAAGGAAAGGGATAGAATGGATTACGTTAATAAAGAATTTGATATAGAAGATTCTAGCTGGATTCGATTTAATCCCGATGAATATGATTTTGATTTATCAAAAGTGATAGGGAGAATTTATAATAAAATAATTCAATCAAAAAAGGAAAAATTAAATCAGGAAACTTTAAAAAAATTAGAAGAAACGTTAGAGGCTGATTTGAAAAAACAAATAAAGGAATTAAAAGAAAACAATAATAATTTGATTACTAGGAGATGTAATATGTGCTATGATGAAAAAAGTTTATATGAAAATTTTTCAAAAAATGGTAGCGGTCATAGAATGACTTGCAAAGAATGTTTTACTTCAACTGGAAAAGAAAAACCTGTTAAACAATATAATTTAGATGGAACTTTTATTGAAAGATTTTCAAGTGTGAAAGAAGCTGCAGAAAAAACCAAACTTCATCCAAGTCAGATTGCACAAAACTGTAGGGGAATTGTAAAAAGAGCTGGTAACTACATGTGGGTATTTGAGAATAAAGAAAAGAAAAATGAAGAAAGTAAGGAATGTGTTGGAGTTGAAGAAAACAAGGAATGTATTGGAGTTGAAGAAAGTAAGGAATGTGTTGGAGTTGAAGAAAGTAATAATGAAATTACAATGGAAACAGGTCTTAGAATTGTAATTATAGATTCTGATTCTGAAGAAAAAGAAGTAGAAAAAGATGAAGATTCTGAAGAATCTGATGAAGAAGACGAAGAAAGAATCGCACCTATAAATTACGAATCTTGTAAAATGCTTGCACAATATAATATAGATGGTGAATTAATTCAAGTTTACAAATCAGTTGCGGAAGCATGTAGAAAAATAGGAATAAACAAAAAAAGAAGTATTTACGGTGCCATAAAAAATAATTTTGTATCTTATGGATTTGTTTGGAAATATGTTGAAAATGATATAATAATTCCAAAAATTGAACCAGTTGCACCTTTTAAAAAATATATGAAACCTGTTGAAATATATAAAGATGGAGTTTTATATAAAATTTTTAACTGTATAAAAGATTCAGCGAAAGGTATGAATGTGAATGTTTCAATGTGTCGAAAATTTTTGGCAGGAACAAAAAAAGATCCAAAAAATTTTGAATGGAAATTCAAAGAAAAAATGTAAAAAACAAGAGTGTGACAAAAATTGATTTTTAAAAAAATAATTTTTAAAAATAATACAGAAAGCATCATCGTCGTATAATAATGAATACTTTTGAAGATTTGAAAAATCGCAGAGATATTCTGATCTCTTTAAAACCAATAT